CGGTTCCCCTGCTTCAGACAGGCCGCGAGAATCGAGAGCGCCTGAGCATCCTCGGGATGCTCGAGCAGATACATCTCCGCCATGGCTCCAGCACGAGCGTAGTCGCCCGCCAGATAGACCTTGTTGGCCTGGCGAATGGATTCGTTTTCGGCTTGGGGTTTGAGCTGGATAACTTGTGCCATCAGTGCGCCAGTGTGTGTCGCTTTTCAGTACATTTCAGAAACGGGTAATCACGATTGATTACCTCGAAAGCTTTCTTCAAGTGATCGCGCTTGAAGATGTCGATGCCAAATTTGAAGCGCAGCTCCAGGATCACGACCGGCGGTATGCGGGCATAGAGCCACAAGTCCTGCTTGATGCCGTGATCCGTGAGCCCGTTGATGCGCTCGGTCTTGGCGAGTTCGAGAATCGGTTCTACGTCCTGCCGATAATGGAGCTGGATGTGCCCTTCATAGGAATCCTCGCGCGTCTCCACTCCTCGTAGAGGATCGAAATCGACAAACTTGCTCATGCGAGTTCTCTTATCCCCCATGTCTTCAGCAATTCGTGCTCGGCCCATTTGTCGTGGGCGAGCCAGGTGTTCGATGAATCGGGGCTCTCCGGATGCATAAGCCGGTCGAAGCCGATCACGGCAATTTCTTCAGTCGGGCATCGCGCTCGCGCTTCGGCCACTGCCGAAAGGCCCGTCGTCGGCTTCGCACCGCCGTATTCGTAGTCACTCAGCCAGAACGGAAATTGACCATGATCGAAACGACGGGAGCGCGCACAGAGATAGTCCGTGCGGCTCCCCCAATGTCGACGATCGTGCGTCTCCAGTAGCCCCCGCTTGAGTCGGACCACTGTGTGAGAGTCGATCAGGTCCCCCAACCCGCAAAGGATTGAGGGACCATGACCAACAATCACGATCACGAACAGCCGACCACCTTGGCCGAAGCGGCGTTGTTTCGCGAAACGAGCGTGAACTCCGTCGAGATCAGCATCTTCTCGGCTTCACCGGTCTTCGCGAGCGGAGTCTTGTTGAACCCGCGCAGGAAGGCGACGGCCCAGTAGTCCGGGTCGATGCAGAGCACGACTGTCGAGCGCACATATCGGGACAGCACCACCATGTGCGGCGAGCCGAAGCTCGAGACGTACATGTTGGCCGCGCCAATGATGGGCGCCTGCTTGGTTGCCGCGGTGTCCACGAAACGCGTCGCCACGCCCGTGAACGCATCGATGGCCTTCTTCTGGGCTGCACCGACGAGAATCACCCGTGGATCGCCGCCGTCTTCCCACGAGCCGTTGAGCGCTGCGCGGAGCTGGCCTTCCGTCAGAGGACCGGTCGTGCCATCGGTGGGAGCCGCGACCGCGCCCGAAGCGAACCCCGGAGACGTGGAGTTGGCGGAATTGGTTGTCGCGGTGACAACGTTCGATGCTTCACCCGCAGTCGTCGTGGTCGTGCCGTTGCCGATCCACGATTCCATGCCGGCGGAGCTGCGCGCGGTGGCCGTGCCGCCCTGTGCACCGCCTGCGCCACCCGAGGAGCCCTGATTGCCAACGAGGGCGAGCTCGACGTCGCGCTTCAGTTCCTTCAGCAGTTTCATGCCGAGACGGCCGCGCTCGGACTTGCGGCCCGCCTTCTCGACGGCCTCCAAGGTATCGGACACCGCGAAGGTCTTGAAGCTGATCTGCGTCCAGTTGCCCAGGCGGCGAGCCGGCGCCGCAGTCGTGAAGGCCACATCCGCGCCTTCAATCTGCGTATTGGCTGCCGCAGCCGCGAGGCTGTCCGAGAGCCATTCGTGATAGACCGCGCTTGCCTCCACGCGATCCAGGTTCGAGAGAGCCCATGTGTCCATGGGGTCCAGGAGGAAGATGACGTCTTCCAGATCCTCGCGGACGTTCGTCGCCATCGTGAGCGAATTGGCGATCGAATTCGTCCAGGTCGTGCCAGTAACTTGTGCCATTAGCGTTTCCCGAAAATCTCCATGACGCGCGCTTCGACTGCGGCTTTCCGCTCAACGGGCTTGCCTTCAGTTCGCGCGATCGTCTTTTGGAAGTTGAGTCGTGACTTGACGTTGGCCGGCATCGGATTGGAGCTCGACACCTTGGCGGCCTTCGCCTGAGCGACAGCGGGCTGCGCAGACTGGCGCGCCTTGTCGTACTGAGCGGCCTTCCAGAGCGAGATCATCAAACGCGGGTCGGTATTCGCGCGGCGCAATTCATGATCCGTGTAGCCCTCTGCGAGGGCATGTTCGGTCACGGCCTTCGCCATTGCGGGATTCCAACCGCTAATGCGTTTCGCGACGACAGACAGCGAGTCATTCACCATTTTGGTGTATGCGTCTTGCTGCTTTTTCTCCCAATCCTGCCGCTTCTCGCCGATGGACTTTTCGAGCGCGGCTTTCTGTTCGCGCCATCCATCGAGCTGCAGCTTGTAGCGCAGAGCGTCGTCGGTAGACATCGATTTCCAGTCGATCGGCTGCTGAAGTGCCCAATCCAGCGCCTGCAGTTGGTCGTGTTCCTGCTTCGTGTCCTTCTGGAACTGTTCAGCGAGTCGGGAGATCAGCCCTTCCTGCTGTAGCACTTCCATCGTACGGCGCTGGTCCGCGACTTCCTGCGTCTTCTTGGTGTAGTCGCTCTGGCGAATGATCGCCTCTTTCAGCTTCGGCGGGACTTGGTAGGTCTCGCCTTCGTACTCGACTTCCTCGAAGGTTGGCGCAGTCGATTCGGCTTCCGGCTCTTGAGCTGGAGGCTCCTCGCTTGTTGCGGCAGTCTCTTCGGGGACTTGGTCGGTCGGCTGTTGAGGTTCCTGAGGCGGGGCTTTTGGTGCGGGCTTCTTCATGGTCCGATCTGGACCTGCGAGCCATGCACCAACTTGCTCCTCAATAGATTGCGAGTCCGCCGGAGGGGCGGCTTGTTCGCTCGTGTTCATGGATTACCTTGGGTTCAGTGCCCGCCATTCGGCAGGCGAGAGCGCACGCTTTTGCATGCGCAGTTCTTCGGCGGCGAGCTTGCCATTGTGGACAGCCAGCTCGAGATTGCTTCGCACATCAGAAAGGATGCGAAGCATCAACTTCAATTCGTGTTGGCCTTCGACGTCGCGGATCGGCGCGGACTCCCAGCGCTCGATGATCGCGGCACGCACATCGGCGAAGGCTTTCGACAAAATCTCATCATCGAGAAGCTTTTGCGCGCGCGTGCCGGCAGTGATCTCGGCTTCCTTGGTCACGCGCTACCCGCGATTCGCCCATCCGTTCCGCGCTGGATGGCTTGCTGTGCGAGCACCGAGCCATCAGGACCGACGATGTCGACGCCCTCGGCCTTGCCATCCTTGCTTCGACGGATCGTGCGCTTGGCCGTGAGAATGAGCGAAAGAGCCTGCTGCATGGACGCCACGGCCTGCTTCAGTTCTTCGGCAAGCGCCTGCACCTTGCCATCCACTTCGAGTGCCGGCTGCGCTTTGAGCCGTGCGCGATGCTCTTCGAGTTGAGCCGTCTGCTGGCCCTCGAATTGCTTCATGCCAACCGAGTGCTGCGCCTTGAACTGTTCCATATCCTTGGCGTGTTGGGCCTGATGAGCGGCGATGGCGAGCTTGACCTCGTTGTCCTTATCGGTTTTGTACTTCTCGACCTGCAGTTCGCCTTCCTTGATCTTCTCCTCACTTTGCAACTCGGCCGCCTTAATCCGCTCAGCGCTTTGCGTCTTCATCTGCTCAGCCGCCATAACGGTTGGGTCAGGCTGCGGGGGGCCCGGAGGCGGCACTTTCGTCGGATCAGTTACGAACCGCTGCGGTGAAGAGAAGTCCGCTGCCTTGGCGAGCTCAATGTTGGTCTCATACACATTTCGTGGCTGCGTCGTCGGCAACCCCAGTTGAATCTCCTGGAGCTGATTGGCGCGCAGGAGCATGAGGCGATTGAGCTGCGCATCCTTATTGCCCGCGGCATATCCCACCGAGATGCGAAAGTCTGTCCGACGCCGCCATGTCGAGGGGTCGATGTCGACCCACTCGCCCTGCAACTTCACCGATTCGGTGTGATGGCCGCCCTTGAGTACAAGCGCATGCAGTACTGCAAAGAGTCGCTCAATGCCGTTCGCGAAGTGACGCGCAATGTGCTCGACCCGCTGAGCGGCCATCGTCGAGAGCTGCTGAATGCCTCCTGAAGTCTTGTTCAGCGCATTCTCATCCGTGCCCTGGAAATACCGATTGACCCCGGTGCGCCCCTCGGTCATCTGCTCGAAGTAACCCATCGCCTCCACGACCTGCGGGAAGGTGAACGGGATTGGGTAGACACCAAAGTCCTGTCCGAAAACAGCGCCGTTCCTCGTGCGCGTAATTCCGCCAGGACGTGACACCAGCATGTCGTCCAAGTTGACCTTGGACGGGTCACCAAACTTGATAGGGTTGTTGCTGATCTGCAGATTGTCGAGGCCGTTTCGGAGCGTGACAGTCTTGATCTGCTGAATGTCGATCGTACTGTCCGCAGGACATAGGCCGACATGACGATGAGGCAACGGATCGGGGCACAACACGCCGACCGGGATTTCGTTGCTCTCTTCCCGAAACACGACCTTCTTGCCGACGATGACCGCGTAGTTCAGTTCTGCGATGCCGTCCTCGTCATAGTCATAGGCAATCCAGACGTAGCGCGCGAGTACGCGTCGCATGGCAGGATCGAGGGCGTTCGGCTCCTCGGCGTTCTCGTTGTACTGATCGCGGGCCGTGTCCTCGGGCGAGGGATAGTCATCACCATCGGATGCCACATCATCCGCGATGTCATACCCATCACGGCGGAGGTCCGAGATGGTGACCCAGTCGTAGTACTCGAAGTACGGACAACCCAGGAGCTGCACGCGCTTGTGCTTCTCGGCGATCCTGCACCGCTCGGGCGGCAGGACTTCGATGCAGTACGCTACATCCTCCTTCACGCGCCGGATTTCGAGGTCGTACAGCATTGGGACCGGCGGAGGCGGCTGCATTGCCGGTTTACCAGTGGCGGGATCGATGACCGGCTGCGGCCCCATGGGCGTCATCTGCACCATGGGCTGTGGCGGAGGAGCTTCGTAGTCCGGGTCCGGGTATTCCTTCGTGCTCAGGACTTCAGGCTTGTCCTGCATGATGAGCGAGACACCGACCTCGGTTTGGCGCTCGTACTTCTCAATCTCGACCTGCCGGCGCTTCTCGCGATAGCAGTAGAGATACCCGGACTTTGTGAGCAGCGCATCCTTCGCCGCTGTCGTGAATACCTCGAACCAATTGTTCTTCTGCAGAACAAGGTAGTTGAGATATTGCGCTTCCTGCTTGGAGCCGGCTTCGTCATCAGGGCCAAGCGGCGGGAGCTCTACGACGTCATCGCCATTAGCGAAGATGCGGGCAAGCGAGGGGAGAATCCATTGAATCGTCTCGTAGAC